CAGAAGTGGTGGAAGCTTCACACGGTGACCGCGTTCGACTGTCCGCATATCAAGCAAAGCTGGATTGACGAACAAATCGAGATGTGGGGGCGCGAACATCCGTTGATTCAGTCGATGATTTTCGGGCAGTTCCAGGAGACGAGTGGCGAAGGTTTGGTGGTGCCGTGGGACAGTTTGCAGCAGTGTTTGGATAATCCGCCGATAAAAGACGGTCATGAGACGGTGGCGGCGTGTGACTTTGCGGCGGCGGGAGATGAGAGTGTGTTTTGTATGCGGATTGGTAATCGCATTGCCAAGCTGATTGCATGGCGGGAGGCGAACACGATGGCCGGTTGTGCGCGGTTTGCGTTGGAGTTTGAGAAAGCCGGGTTGAAACCTGAGCAGATATTCGGGGATGCGGGTGGGTTGGGGTTACCGATGTGCCATCAGTTGGCGGAGATGGGTTGGCCGATTCACCAGGTGAACTTGGGCGGGCGAGCGCAGGAACCGGATCGGTACCAGAACCGGGGCACGGAGATGTGGTTCAACGCTGCCCGCCAGATCGACCGTATGGAAGCCATACTGCCCGATGACGAGATTTTACATAGTCAATTGACCACTCGACGGGTGGCGACCGGAAAGACCGGCAAACTCAACCTGGAGAGCAAGAAAGAGATGAAGGCGCGTGGGTTCAGTTCGCCTGACCGCGGCGATGCGTTGGTGATGTGTTTGTCGAGTTACTCCGACCAGTACGCATGGCAGCGTAGAGGACAACCAGACTTGAATGAAGTGCTTGAGGCTGGTATGAGTGAGTGGACTGGCGACACGAAGCTACGAGAGTCGATGGGATTAAATACGGGATGAGCGCACTAGGAATTATTCGAGCGGTTTTAGAGTTAATAAAACAGTTATTTAGTTATGGAAAAAAAGTCGAAAAACACAAACTGGAAGAACTTGCTGACTCTCGTCGCCATGACAAGTTGGATTGGTTGCGGAGTCGGATGTCAAACAACGCTACCCCGAAAGCTGGACGCGACGAAGCAGATCATCCTGGGAAATGAACGAGGATTCGAGGATGCGTACAACGCGAGTCCCGAGGCGAAGACATTCGTCAATGCGTTGATGAAAAAAATAATTAATTACGAATACGAGTTGGAGAAAGCTAGTTTAGAATGACGTTAGCCCAGGAGAACCATTTAAGTGAGTTGATCCGCGAGACCCGCTCGAAGATAGCCCGCAAATACCGGGCCGGTCAGGCGGAACACGGCGGAGATTTATGGGAACGAGTGCCGCTGATCGACGATGTCATTGACGAGGCGACCGACCAAATGACCTATGCATTGACGCTCAAGTGGCAGCTTGAACGTGTGAAAAAACTGATCGAAGAAGCGAGAGACGCGGCACCCGACAACCCGGTCACCACCCAGAAACTTCTCACCCAGGCGATTGGGTACATTTAAAGTACCGGACGAGATACTTGCCATCTGAAAGATTTAACGCGCCCAATCCGGGTGCGTTTTTTTTACGCACAACTGAATCATCACATGGCAGCGAAGAAACAAGGCTACAAGTCCCGACAGGACGAGTCACTCGGCGCACGGCGAGGTGCGCGAAGCGGTTTAAAGCGAAGTGTATCAGCGTCCGGTCGCCGGGCGATGGCTTCTGGCCCGCGCAAAGCGGCAGGCGGCAAGAAGTACGGTTTAAACCCGAAGAAACGCTAAATTTCCTCCCCACCGGGAGGTCGCCCCGTGACTGCTGAAAAACAATTCGATGCGTTTTGTGGCGAACTGGAGGCTTTATTGGGCCGCTACCAGTCAGAGTTCGACTTGAGCGATGCCGCGTTGATCGGCGGATTACAGATGTATTCCACACTCTTTGCGATCCAGGCGATGGGTTGGTGCGTGGAGGAAGAAGAAGACGAGGAGGAGAACGAATATTAGATGCGAGACCGAGAGAAACTAAACGCGGACATCCTGCAAGACTTGGCGGATCGTTCGGTGTGGGACACCCGCCAACGGATGTTCTACGAGATGCGTCACCATGGGTTACGGCGGAAAAACAAACCATGGCCCGGCGCGAGTGATGTGCATTTTCCGTTGGTCGATACGACGATCAGCGAGTTGAAACCTGCGTACTTTCAGCAGCTATTTGCTACCGACCTCATTGCTCAATTTATTCCTACGTCACCCCAGGTAGCCGAGTATACGACTGCCGCCGCTCAGTGGTTCGATCATCGGATCAAGCAGAAGACGAATCTGGAGACTGAGGTTCTATCGGCGGTGGATGCCATGTTGATGTGCGGCACCGGGATTCTGAAAGTGCTTTGGGATTATTCCTCCAAACGTCTGAAGTATTACACGGTCGATCCTCAGCATTTTGTTGTACCGGCCTGGACGCGGGACATAGCAGACGCGGATCGGATTTGTCACATCAGCGTTTACTCGGTGGATGCTTACAAACGCCAGAAGCACCTCAAGCAGGACGCGGAGACGGTCAAGCTGATCACTGGCAGTTACAGTGAGGATTCCGGGGGGTCGGACACCGATTATGTGAAGTACGAGCGCGAAGGTTTGACGCTGCCAGACACCGATCAAATCATTGTGTGGGAGGTTTACCATCGTTGTCCGAAGAGCGGGCAGTGGTTGATCAGCACCTACTCCCCAACATCACCCGATCTTGATCTTCGTCCGCCGATGAAGATTCCGTACAACCACGGCAAGCCACCGTTTATTGCGTTTAACTACGAGATCAAAGATCCGGGCTTTTATTCATCGCGAGGCGTGGTCGAGTTGCAGGCTATCTTCGAGGCTGAACTGACGAAGCTGATGAACGAGAAGAACGATGCGATGACCGTTTTCAATCGCCCACTATTCCGGGCGGAACGGGACATGCCAAACTCGGGCAATCTTCGCATGACACCTGGCAGCATTTTGCCGTATGGCATTCAACCGGTGGCGCAGCAATCCCCGCCGATCTCGTTTGATCAGCAGATGAATATCATGCGCGAAATCGCGCAGAACCGTGTGAGTACACCGGATTTCGGTTTAACTCAGACATTGCAAAATTCGGAAAGACGCACGGCGACCGAGATCCAGGCGATTGGCGGTTTGTACCAGCAATCGAGCGATTTACGGATGAGAATCTTCCGTATTGCGCTGGGCAGACTGTACCGGATGAGTTGGTCTATTCTGCTGCAATACGACAAAACCAGCCTCGACTACTGGTACTTGGACACCGCCGAGCAGATCCCGCAAGAGGCGTTGCATGAGCAGTACGGTATCCAGCCCACCGGATCGGCGGATGGGGTGAACAAGCAGCTTTTAATGCAGAAAGCCATCACCCGCTTTCAGATGTTCGCGAACGATCCGTACATCGACCAAGGCCAACTGCGAAAGACGATCCTGGAGTCTGACGATGCGACACTCGTCAAGCGACTATACGTTGACCCGATGCTGACGCAATCGACCCAGGCGGAGGATCAAGCCAACGAAATTACGTTCTTACGGTTGGGCTTCCCGGCGTTAGTAAAAGATTCCGACGATCACCTGGTACACATCCAGACGGTGATGAGTTACATCACGAATCGAGCAGATACCGGCGCACCACCGGAACCGGCGGAAGGACAATTCCTCGAACAACACATCAGCGAACACTTGGAGAAGCTGAAAGAAGCCGACCCGAAGGTTGGCCGCCAGGTTGAGCAGGAATTAAAGAATTTATTCGCCCAGATGCAACAAGCAGTTGCCGAGCAGGCGCAACAACAAAATGTGGAATCGATTGAAGAACCGATGGCGAATGTGGAAGCAGTTCCGCCAGGTGTTGCAGTGGGCTGACCCGCCCGAGTGGACGAACGGTCACGCGGCACATTTGCAGACGTTCATGACAAGTGAGGTCGGGGTACAGTTAAAGTACCATCTCAGAAACTTGCATATCCAAAACTGCGACCGGCTAATTTCATCTCCAGCAGACCTGGCATACCACGCCGGTCACGCCGCCGGGTTTAAATCCGCGTTGGCGACACTTGACGGGATGGCATCGATACGGAGCCAACCCGACGAACAGGTGGACGGTGTAACCGATGATCTGGAGTGGATGCGGGCGACTGCATAAGAATTTATGTCTGAAGTGACGATGGAAAAACCAGTCGAGTTAGACGTTGAACGCGAGCAATTGCTATCAGCATTGGCGGAAGCCGATGCATCCGCGTTTGATACTGCGAACATTGCCCCGGTGCCGCAGGCCGAGGAACCCGAAGAGGAGTCAGTTGTACCTGAAGACAAACCTAGTGAAGTAGAACCGGAAAAACCGGCGGACGAGAAGTTGTCCGGGGAGGAAAAGCCCGAGCAGACTGAGGAGGAGCAATCTTCATCGAAGTATGCCCGGGCCAGGAAAACGCAGGAGCGGGCCAACAAGACCTGGCGCGAAGTCAATGACGCGAAAGCGGCGTTGAAAAAGAAACAGGTCGAGTTGGATTCCGAGCGAAAAGCGTTCCAGGAACAGCAGACCCAGTCTCTGGCCGAGCTACAGCAAAAAACGGCAAACAGTCGTTATTCACCCGAGGAGTACGAGTCAATCGCTCAAGAGTTCGAGGATGAAGGCGACGATAAAAACGCTGAGGCAGCGCGAAAAGCGGCGGAGCAGGCCAGGAATGCGGTTACTGAACAGAACGCAAAAACGCAGCAGGCGCAGTTTGTAGCCAAGTGGGACGCAAACTGGAAAGCGGCGGCGGTGGAGCATAAATCGTTGAACGACCAGGAGAGCGATTTGTTCAAGATGGTCAACCAACTTCTGCACAACAAGCCGATCCTCACCCAGTACCCCGAAGGCATCACCGATGCCGTCGATGGTGCGACGATGTACTTGAAAGCCAATCGGGCCGAATCACTGGAGAAAGAGGTCAGCGATCTCAAGAAGCAGGTCGCTGAATACGAAGAAAAAACACAACTGAACGGAACCCAACCCGGCGGAAACATTCTGCAAGTTGAATCGTTTGACGATCTGCCCGCTGATCAGCAACGGGCGGAATTGGTGAAAGCGATGCAAGCGGCGGATGACACCGGGGTAGGCATGTTCGCAACAAATTAAATTAGGAATTAAAATATTATGGCAGGAGAAACTCTATCAACGACATCTGGCATTAGTGACCAGATTCAACGATATTTAGACAAGAAATTACTCACACAAACGATACAGAACATTGTTCTTGATCAGTTTGCATATAAGGCACCGTTACCCGGTAAGGCTGGTCACAAGACGATTAAGTTCTTCCGCTACCCGGAACCTTCAACAACGGATGTGCTTGGTGTAACGGAAGGCACACTACGGACACTCGCTGAATCCAAGCAGTTAAGCCTCACCACAGTGGACGTAAGTCTCGCTCAATTCGGACAGACGGTTACGATCAGTGATCTGCTTTCCGCGACCGAGCTATTCTCGACAATGGAGCAGGCAACCGTCCAGAACGGACAGGACGCAGCACTGAAAGTTGATTCTGAATTGCGCGATGTCTTGGGCGAATCGACGGCAATCGGCCTGCGCTATGCGGGTGCGGCGACCGACTATGCGACAGTCGGTGGAACCGATGACGCGATGACCGCGCTTGACATCCTCGATGCGGCGACTGAGTTGCGTGTTAACAA